CTCATTACAGCCTGGCCCCTCGCATAGTGGGTACATAGCGCGTTGGTGTTTGCTTATGGTGCGCCAGCGTCTACTGTTGTAGCGTTTGTCTTCCTTACGTGCGAACGTCTTACGCTTAGGGTTGCGCTGGTTGTTGTAGTCTTTGCGTCCTGTTGGTACTGTTGCCATACTGTCAAAGGTAGTGTGTTTCTCTGTACGTGCGCGTAATATGTTAAATACTGTGATGCGCTTGGTGTTGTCGGTTTCAATGCTTATACGTGCGCGGGTGCGCATCAGGCACACGCGTGNNATCAGGCACACGCGTGGGCGTCACGTGCGCCTCATGTGCGCCTCATGTGCGGGCGCGTGACGTGCGCGCATCAGGCACACGCGTGGGCGGGTGTCGCGCGATCGCGCGCGAGGGAAGCATGTTTTTTTACGTTCTGGTCGCGTTTTGGTCGATTTCTGGTCGATTAGGTTTGTAGCATTGACGGGGGTTGTAGAGCTTTTGCGACCGGGGCGTTTTTTCTGGTCGCGTTTCTGGTCGCTTAACTTTTCAGCATTGGCGGGCGTTACAGGCGAAAAGCGACCAAACCAAACCTATTTTAAGAAAAGTACTACTATACGGGAGGTGCTGCAATGAGTTTTTTTGATAGTACCTTTTTCTCGAAAGTGTTCTACTACAGTGTATATTTTTCCGAATTTTCTGGTCGTTTGGTCGATTTTGGGCTGTAGACCCTATGAAACCTACAAAGTTGTGCGACCAAAACAGCGACCAGCGCGCACAGAATCTGGACGGCCTTCATTAACTTGCTAATTATCAATGTATTAACTGGTCGATTTCTGGTCGATTTCAAGAAGGTAGGAAAAAAGTATTGGTTTTTAGAAAAAGGGTTGTATCTTAGCGGTATCAAACAAACAAAACGAAACGAAATGACAACTACAGAACTAAGAAACAACACCTCTGAAATGACAAAGGAGCAGTTCATTAACCTTCGTGATAAAATGGAAAACAACTGGAAGGAAACATTGCGCCCTTCGATGCAAGTACTTGCACTTACTTGTATCAATAAGTTCGGAATAACACTGTCTAACCTAAAATAAACAAACCCAACACGGTGGACACTCGGTCGCGAACGATACAAGTAAGAATGTCCTTTATCAAGTGTGCGCAAGTGCCTTTGGACGTGTTCTTAAACGAAACGATATGTCGTTAAAACTAGACAATGACGAAGATCAAAATTTCGTGTCATTACTGAAAGACCCGTTTTCGAAGGAACGTGTTAAAGAAATATCATTGACTTACGGAAGTTTTTGGTCAAGTGATCCAATGAAATGGTCCGGAGTTGTGAGATTCAAAAACGGATCAACTACCGGACGTTTCAGAACCCAAGAATACGACGAGCTAAAAGATTGTTTACACGAAATTGAGCAAACTATCAAAACCCTATGAAACCAATATTAAAATGAAAGTAACAAGAGAACAAAGCAAGTACCCGTATTATGGGAAGAACGATCACGGATGCACAGTTTATTTCACAGCACATGAAACAGGTGTTTTGATTGCGAAAGGCGAACACTCGAAAGAAGTTGGTTTTAGCTGTAGCAATTGGAGCGAAACCTCTTTCACCCCCATTCCCAACCCTTTTGAGGAAAAGAAGTTTGAGCCTATCACTATCACCTTAGAGACAGAGGAAGAGGCAAGGTATATGTATGAAGCTATGAATCAATGTATGGAACTTCAACATTACGAGGCTTACACCAAAGTATTCGACCCCCGTAAATGAAGCAAACCATAAAAATATACGACGGCATGATTGAAGACCTGGAGGCGCTTGGTATGTCGTATGTTGGCGGTATGTGGTCGGCTGAACAAATGGCGCGTTTTACGCACGTTCGCATCATTGGTAGGACTTGGCACTACAACACGCCTACCTTCGGAGTGGGGACCGTGATAACAATAAACGAACTACGAAAACAGCTATAACACCAAAAAGGAACCATCTTAAACGGACACCATGACTTTCAATCGTGGTGTCCTTTTTTTTGACCTTTGTTGTAGTCTCGCGCTCAATGAACACGTCCACGAATACCGTGTCAGTGTCACACTCAACCGAAGTGGATCCGTTTTTGTTCCGCTGAATTGACACGCGGCCTTTTGGCGTTTGGATGGTCTGGCGTGTAGTGGTCACACTGTCAAACGTTGCCAGCATTTGTACCGGACGTATTGCAACAGTGGTATCAATCCTTTCAATGGTGTGCGTTTCGAACTTCACGCGCTTAGTCGTCCTGGTGATGCCGCAGCTTGTTAGCATAAGTATTGCGATCACAAAAAAGGTGTTTTTCATTTTGCTATCTTTGGGGTAAAATTACGGAAAATGATATTGCAAGCCGAAACGGGTCTACTTAGCGAAGTACTACAATTGGGTGTTCCTGGTATTCTTGCCGCTGGCTTGTATTTCCTTTGGCGCTACCATGAAAAGCAAATGGCACGCAAAGACAAGGAAATTGACGACTACCGTAAACGACTGCAAGAAGAACAGTTGAACTTTGTGGCAATGCTGCGCGAGCAGCTTACAAGTTACGGCGTAGTTATATCGAAGATGTCGAGCCTCCCGGACGACGTGGCGACGAAATTGGTATCGAACATTGACAACATGCAAAAGGAGTTGCACCGAAGCATGGAGGGACTGCCGGGCAAGAACTTGGAAAAGATAGGCCCGCACGTTACAAATGAAGTTCAAGCGGTAAAAGACATTATACATGGACAAAAGTAACAGCACCGACCGTGGAAAGCTCATGGCCGAAGTACGGCGCGCACAAAATAGGCTGCGCAACATTGCTTTTTTGAGGCGTGAACCAGAGCAAGTGGCCGTGAACGAGTTTCCAGAACGTTGGAAGGAATTTTTTCCGGGAACTAAGCAAATGATTAAGGGCGTACACATGCCGAAAGGTAGCGGCTGCATTTGCGCTGTCTATCACAGCCAATACGCTGGCAATTTTAAGGACCACGTGCATGACTTTGCGGACGAAAATATTTTCGTGATCACTGGAGGCATAAGCATTGAAACGCCTACCGGGACGACTAAGTTGACACGTGGCCAGAGCTTCACTATTGAAGCGGGCGTTGCTCACGGGTGCAAGTTCGACGCGAACACGTTGTTTTTGATCACTTGGTTGGGTGAGGGTGACGACTTTCTTGGTTTTGACTTCTTGGACAAAAGCACTTGCAAAGATCGTGTAATATTGGACCTTGCGAACGAGATAACGACCACGCAAGACGAAAAAGAGATTGAGCGCCTACGTAAAGAGATTGAAACGCGCGAAACAATACCGTGTAGCAACCCTTGCCATGCGGGTTGTGTGTTTACCAAGCCATCGGCTCAATAATATCACTATACCCCCTAAAAATGCCATTTGAAAGACATTCAGCGTAAGTGTTTAGATTAGCATCGCGTTTGTCGCGCCCTTCGTTGATCATTTCCGGCGTTGCGAAATACACCCCAACGGCATAGGGTGGCTTTTTTTCTACCGCTATGAAAATAAAGTTGTCGTAATTGATACCGTCCAAGTACACCGCCGCTTGCACATCGTACCTCCATTTTCTTGCAGACCTTGCAAACGCTTTGGGGCTGGCGTCGTCTGTTGTCTTTAGGTCCACTATCATTTTTCTTTTTGGCACTATCCAGTCCGCGCGCATTTTCATATCAACGCCCGTTGTAGGGTCTGTCCATGTGTGGATATGTTCGGCCACTCCTTCGCGCAATAGTTCTGCCGCTGCGGGGTGAGAAAACACCGACGCGCGCATTGCATGTATATCTGTTAAATCGCGTGGAAAGATGAACGCCTTTTCTGCATGTTCACGGTCAAAGTGGCCCCAAAATTCAATTGACTTTTTTGCTTTGTCGCTTGGGTGCTTTGCTTTAAGCTGGGACGCTGTTGGTCGCTTGGGTGCGTAGTCTGGCACTATCGCCAGTTCTTCGTCGATGCGTTCGGGTTCAAGTATAAAGGTATGCGCTCCTGTACCTATATCGAAATGACGCTTTCGCTCGCGCTGTCCTGTCTTGTATCGGTGTAGGTAGTGCAGCGGTGATCTATTGATAAGGTCCAGCCCGCTTTTTGATATACGGGTTGTGTCGGTGTGGTAATTTTTTCGCGTTATTTCGTTCATGTTGTCGTTTATGTGGTAAATTTATACTATATTTGTCGAACAACAAAACGAAAGGGACATGAAAGCCACCCCAAAAAAAGAATTTACAATTGCGGATATAAGCGAGGCGCAGACGCAGCACATTGCGGCGGTCAATTACGCGACAGCTTATAACGCACTGAACAGGTTAATACAAATCGTCCCAACGGACAAAGAGCGCGAAAAATGGCGAAAGAAACTGCAGCAGATGCACTGACGAAGGTCGAACAGATCGAGCGTATTTTAGTCGAAGACATCGACCTTTTTATGAAGTATAACAAAATGGTGCGCCTTGTGAAAACAAGCATACCAAAAGTGATCCACGCAACTGGGTCGCCGACCTACCACGCAATTCGAAAACAAAAGGGTCAAGACCCGAAGACGCACCAAGACATGATGGCGTTTTTTAACCATTGCCGTGAACTAGCACGGCAGCAAGACAAACAAAATGACAAATGAACTATTGACGTTGCTGGCGCAATTTGGCCGCAACATTCAGAACAGCCCGGACGTGATACCGGCCTTTGGTAACTACTACCAAGATGCTGGACCAGGTGAAAGCTACATTGGTAACCTTACGCTGGTGAACGGCGTGCGTATGTACGAGAACGGCGACAACACCAGCGAACTACAAGACTTTCAGTTTCAGTGGTTTGTGGATGGTGAGTTAAAGTTTCAGTCACACCACCCGAAGGTAAAAGACTTAGTGCCAGACGACTATGACGGTGTTCTTCGTGTTCAACTGATAATCAAGCACCTACCGACGGGAACGATTTACGAGCGTTCGCAATGGGCTTTCTTCGACATGATTGGTATAAGCCCAACGCTGGAAGGTGGCGAAAGGCCGATGCGCTTCGGTGTGTTTTACGACTTTTACCCAGACGTTGACCCGTATGCGTTTGCTGTTTTAGAGGCCGACTTAGACGGCGACGGCATGGTTTCGACTTCCGACTTGCTTGCTGTTATTGCGGGGCATGAATCGGACAATGAGGATGCGGCAACGCTTGCGCAGCTAGAGGACGACGAAGGCGCTATTATGGAAGCGCGGACGTATGAAGGTGAAGAGCCACCCGCACCGCGCACCATCTACGATTGGAGCAAGGCACAACCGGAGACAATGTGGATGTGTACGAATAAAGAAGGTGATATTGAAGAGTGGAAAAAGCAACCTGTTAACACGCGTTCGGGACATTGGAACGACAAAAAAGGCGGTAGTATTATTGGTTTTTTAAGCATACGCCCTAACTCACCATATAAAGGCAAGATAGCTGACAGCCTCGAACAACGCCCCGCATAATGTACGCCCTTAGACAATACCAGCAGCGCAGCGTTGACCTCGTGCGCTATTCCTACAAGCAAGGCAATAGAAGCCCTTTGCTAGTGATACCCACGGGCGGAGGTAAAACAATTATTTTCAGCCATATCACCAGCACTGCAAGTGAGCGCGGTTTTAGTGTGCTTATCTTAGTTCATCGTATTGAGCTACTGCGCCAAACGTCCGAGAAACTTACCGACTACGGAGTGCCGCACGGGCTTATCAACCCGCGCTTCACGCCGAAGTATTACGAGCAAGTGCAAATTGCAAGCGTTCAAACGCTAGTGCGAAGGCTGGACAAAGTACCCGTGCCGGATCTGATTATCATTGACGAGGCGCACCACGCAACAGCTGGACAGTGGAAGAAAATATTGGACCACTTCCCGGATGCCAAGACGCTAGGCGTGACAGCAACACCAGTACGAACGGACGGGCGCGGGCTGATAGAGTGCTTTGACGACCTTGTGATTGGTCCCACGGTGAACGAGTTGATTGAGTTAGGATATTTGGCGCGCCCGAAGGTGTACGCCCCGCCGAACAACATCGACTTCAAAGCTATGGGCTTACAAATGGGCGACTTCAACAAGACGCAAAGCCTGGAGGCCGTTGACAAGCCGACAATTACAGGCGACGCGGTTGCACACTATCGCAAACTTTGCGACGGCGTGCCAGCGGTGGCGTTCTGCGTGAGCGTAGCACATGCCGAACACGTGGCGGAGCAGTTCAGAGCAAGCGGCTACCGTTCAGAGCATGTGAGTGGCGCAATGAGCGACGAAGAAAGGAAGCGTATATTGGGCGGCCTTGAAAACGGAAGCGTTCAAGTAGCGTGCAGCTGCGACATAATAAGCGAGGGTACTGATATACCGAAGATTGCTTGTGCGATATTACTACGCCCGACCATGAGCGAAGGACTATTTTTGCAGCAAGTAGGCCGCGCCTTGCGTGTGACTGACGACAAAGAGTTTGCAATAATTTTGGACCACGTAGGCAACTGCAAGCGCCACGGTATGCCGACACAGGACAGAGCATGGACGTTGCAAGGTAGGCCGAAGGGCAAGCGACGGAAGAAAGACGAGGACGACGACGTGCAAATTCAGCAGTGTCCGAACTGTTTCAGCGTGTTCGTTCCGGCTCCGGTATGTCCAGACTGCGGCGAGGTGTTAAAGGTGAAGGCTAGACCACGCCCCGAAGAGGTTGGCGGCGAGCTGGTCGAAATAACGGCGGAAGTGAAGCGCGCAAAGCGCATGGAGGTCGGCGCGGCTAGGACAAAAGAAGACTTACAAAGGATAGCGAAGGAACGCGGCTACAAATCTGGCTGGGTCTATCAAATGATGAAATTCAAACGCATAACGAAATGACCACCCCACGCATAACGTCGGCGCATTTGGCAACCTATGCAAAAAAGAAAGGCATAAGCATTGCGGAGGCGCGGCGTGTATTTGACAAAGTTTATAAACCATATTTGAACCATTGGGAAAAATGAAAACACCAGAACGCGACCGAGTGCGCCAGTACGTGAACTTACTGCACACAATTTTAGACATAACCATTCAAGACGATCCAATATGAAGACATCACACCCCGACCAAAGCCGCAACATGATTGCCGTGGCTATATTTATAGCAATATTGCTATCCGCAGCCTTCAAGTCGTGCGGCCAGTGCGTGACAGATACGGCGCTTTTCCCTTACGATTTTTTCCAGCACTGCTGGACGGCGCCACTAAATGCGACCGACGAGTTCCAACCTACTTGCCCAACGTGGTACAATGGCGGAGGGTTCGTGTATGAGTTCTACAGCGACGGCGTGAACCCCGTTTCGATTATTGTGGATAGCAAGCTCAACTACGACTTTGAGCCAGACGGTATGGTATGGGCGCACGCGTTTATCACGGACGGCTGCCAAGGTCCAACATTATGGTCAACAAGCGCGTCTTGTATTAACAGCCCTATGGTTGACGTTGTTGCAGACACTTCACCTGGCTTTGACTGGAGCGTTGACATACTACTACCGGAGGGTATGTTCTACCTTCATATTGGCAACGTGGGACTATCCAACGTACAGGACAACATTGAAGGGTATTTGGATGTGCTTATTGGCACGTCGGGCTTCTTAGGGCTGCACATTGGATTGCGCAACTTTTCAGAAGGAAGCACGTACAACGTCTGGAGTGAGTTTGATTTTTTGGGGCGGAGGTATTAACATGAAGGAAACCAATATACAACGTTTGATCATGCTGGCTTTGAGCCGTGCGAACTGCCGTATTTTCCGGAACAACGTCGGCACGGCGTGGAACGGTAAGAACTACGCGACGAAAGACGGGCGAAGGGTGATTGAAAACCCGCAGATAATACGCTTCGGGTTGTGTCCAGGATCAAGCGACTTGATTGGCTATACTGAAAAGGAAGTGACGCCGGACATGGTTGGCAAGAAAGTGGCTATATTCACAGCCGTCGAGGTCAAGAAACCGAAAGGCGTGCGCAGTGAGAAGCAAAGAAATTTTATTGATAGGGTCAACGCCGCTGGAGGTTTTGGCGGTTTCGCTACGAGTGAGGCGGAAGCCTTGGAAATTATAAACAAAGCAAAGTGAGAAAACTAAACGAACAAGACAGACAAGCCATTGTGCGGCTTATGTTGCTAGGCCATTGGTCGGGCGACGATGTGGAGCAGCTACGCGGTACGGACGCCTATGAAAAAGGCGTGAAATTTCACACGAACAAATTGATCGAAGCGCTGGAAAAGAAGTACAACAATGATACCGTCGGCATCTTCTGCAACGACGATAACAACACCACTTCAATGCGGTACATGGAAGCCCTCGACACGTTCATTGAGCGTATTGGCGGCCTTGAAATGGCGGACTTTATTTTGTACGCTGAAAGTTTAACGAAGGTAATTAAGGAAGAATGAAAGTATTGATAACATGCGCGGTCTGGAAAAGGCCGCAGATTTTTGAGATAATGACGGCGGGGCTTCAACGTATGCGCGCCCTCATGGATAGCCTTGGCGTTGATAGTCAAGTGCTTTTCATCGTTGACGAGACGGACGAGCAAAACACACTACTCGTCGACCAGGTGGCAAGCGTTGACCCGAACATACTGCACACGGTTATTTCAAACGACATGCCACTTGGTGAGCGAATGAACAGGGCAATGGCCGACGCCGACGGGTTGGACTGGGACTACATGATGCAAATGGGATCCGACGACCTTATAACTGACGGCGGTGTTTTGTCGCTTATGGCATACGCTTTTTGCGGTTGCCCGTTTTTCGGGTTCCGGCAGTTGTATTTTGTTGACAGCGTAACGAAGCGAATGAAAGAGTTGCTAAGTTCCAACACGTTTGGCGCGGGGCGCATGATTAGCCGCGCGCTTGTTGAGAAGACGCACGTGCTATGGGACGCGAACCAGCGAAGCGGGCTGGACAACATGATGCAACAGAACGTGTACGCAGCGACGCAGACAATGCCTACGGTTGTGAACACGTGGAGGCCGCAAGTCTTCGACATCAAAAGCGATGTGAATATCAACCCCTACAATAAGCTGACGAAGGCTGAAAGACCTTTGCAAGTTAACCGCTGTCCAGAGCTTAAATATGTGATGGAGTTATGAACGAACAACATTGGAGCGGACGCTCAAATATTTCGATATACCAACGTGACTGCTTGGACGCTATGCGTGAAATGGAAGACAACGCCTTTGATTTGGCTATCGTTGACCCGCCTTATGGGATTGGTGAGGACGGAAGTAACAATAAATCAAGAGGCAACTTGGTCAAGGCTTGTGATTACAAGGGTTTTTTTGGAGGCGATAAAACACCCCCTAGCGAGGATTTCTTCCAAGAATTATTTCGGGTAAGTGAGAACCAAATAATTTGGGGTGCAAATCATTTTATGTCGAAAATTAAAATAGATTCTCCTTCGTGGGTTGTTTGGGACAAGGTGAACGGAACGAATGATTTCGCAGATTGCGAACTAGCTTTCACTAGTCACAAAAAAGCTGTTCGTAAATTCGATTTTATGTGGTCGGGTATGATGCAAGGTTCTAGCTCAGACGGCAGAATTCAAGAGGGTAATAAGAAGAAAAACGAAAAGCGCATTCACCCCACCCAAAAACCTGTCAAACTATACGAATGGTTATTGATGAACTACGCCAAAGAAGGGGATAAAATACTGGACACGCATTTAGGAAGCGGAAGCCACGCAATAGCCTGTTGGAACTTGAACTTCGATTTAACAGCGTTCGAGTTAGACCCTGACTATTTCAAAGCAACAACGAAACGAATTGAAAAGCACACCCGACAAATACAGATGTTTTAACCCAACCAACCGACCCCCTTATAATGAACGAGCAAATTGATTTCAAGAAGATCAACGAAACGACCGACCTGGTTAAACTGATTGGCGGCGCTATACCGCTGACGAAAAAAGGCCAAGAATACAAAGGCGTGTGTCCGTTTCACGACGACAAAAAAGCCAGTTTAGGCGTGCGACCAGACAAGCAGCTATGGAAGTGCTTGGCGTGTGGTGAAGGATCCAGCGCGTTGGACTTTGTGATGAAGTACAACAACGTCGACGTGAAGGAAGCGGCGAAAATTATAGCCTCGGATAGCGCCCTGACAAACAACGCCGTCACCATCGAAGCGCAAGCGCCAAAAGCCCCGAAATGGGACTACCGAAAGCACCTATCCGAAGACAGTCCGAAGCCCGACTTCAAGCACTACAAGCACGGCGAACCGTCTGGAGTATGGCGGTACAATGATACGTTCTACGTGTTGCGCTACGACACGAAGGATGGCAAAGAAGTTGTGCCGTACACGTTGTGCATCCAGGACGGCGTTGAAAAATGGAAGTTCAAAGGACACCCACGCCCGCGACCGCTTTACAACCTTAAACGTATTGAAGCAGACAAAAAAGCTAGCATTATCATTGTTGAAGGTGAGAAGACAGCGGAAGCACTGCAACAAGTTCTTCCGTCATTCATTGTTACGACGTGGGTAGGAGGTGCAAACGGCGTGATCAACTGCGACTTTGACCCGCTTATTGACCGTAAAAAAATATACTGGCCGGACCACGACTGGCAAGGCCACGCGGCAGCGCATTACATTCACCTGGTGACGGGAGGACAAAGCAAGTACATTGGCGCACCAAAAGACGCGCCCGAACATTGGGATTTTGCCGATACAGGATGGAACGAAGAACAAACAAAAGCGTTCATTAAAGCGAACAAATACGAGTTTCAGCACTGGACCACGCCAAAAGAATGGATTAACGACGCTGACCGTGCAATTCATTTCAACTTGCATGGTAAGGAGGGCGCGCTGAAGATAAAAGGCGACCGCATTACGACGTACCCAAAGCCACCGGAAAAGAAAACAAAGCCCGAACCTACGCCACCAGCACCCGTAGCACCGGAACCGGAGCCGCACAAGGGAGCGTATTACAGACACTTAGGATATGCAATGAACAGCAACGGCAGCGTCGAGCATTTCGTGTACGACGACCGTGCCAAGAAGGTACACACGTTCACGCCGTCAAAGCTGACAAAATTGAACCTCATGCAGATAGCGCCGTTGAACCATTGGGAAAGTCGACACCCCGGAGCAAAAGGCGGTGTTGATTGGGACCAAGCAGCCGACGCGTTTACCGACATATCAATTCGCAGTGGATTGTATAACGTTGACCGCATACGAGGGCGAGGCGCATGGATGGACGAAAGCCGTATTGTGATACACGCTGGAAGCCATTTGATTGTTGACGGGCGGACAATACCGACCGACCAGCTAGCTTCGAAATACATTTATCAACTAGACCATGAAACCGGTTTCGCTGTTGGTAGTCCATTGCTTAAACGCGAAAGCTCACGGCTAATTGACGCCCTTAAATTGGTGAGCTGGCAACGTCCCGTGAACGCTTACTTATTGGCGGGCTGGCTAGTGCTTGCGCCTATTGGTGGCGTGCTGGATTGGCGCCCTCACGTATGGGTGACGGGTCCGCGTGGTGCTGGAAAGACATGGATCAAGCGCGAGATAATTGACCGCGTACTAGGTGACGCAACGGTCAACGCTATCGGTGAAACGACAGAGGCGGGACTAAGACAAACGCTAGCAAGTGACGCGCTGCCCGTTGTGTTCGACGAGATTGACAGCGACACCAAGAAAGACAACGAGCGTATCGAACAGATTATGACGCTCATGCGTATTGCTTCCAGCGAAAGCGGGTCCAAGGTCTACAAGGGAACGACGGCGCACCAGTCGCGCAGCTTCAACATTCGTAGTTGCTTCTGCTTCCTTTCGATTGTTTACCAGGCAATGAGGGCGGCGGATCTTTCGCGTATCACTTTGCTAACATTGAACGAGGACAATTCTACTGCACAAGCAAAACGCTTCGTCGAGCTGCAAGGTATTGTGAAAGATGAAATGACAGAAGACTGGGTGCGAGGTCTAAGGGCAAGGACACTGAAGCTGTTGCCCGTTATCATTGAAAACATCGCGGTGTTTGAACGTGCTGGGCGCAAAATATTACAGTCAAGCCGGGCGCGTGATCAAGTCGCACCGCTTGCGGCGGCTGCTTATAGCTTGGTTAGCGATGAGGTGATAGAACAAAAGGACGCTGAAAAATGGCTGCTTCAACACGAGTGGAGCGACGAGATAAGCAGCGAAGAAATTAACGACGAGCAAAAATGTCTGGATAAAATTATGCAGAATATTGTCCGCGTTGAACTTGGTGAGGACTACCCGCGAACCGTTGAACGAAGTGTGGGTGAACTTATTTCGAACTGTATGGGCGGCGGTGGCGCAGACGTTCACGGTAGCGAAATGCGACTGCTTAGGTTGGGTATTAAGATAGAAGGCGGCACGTTCATAATAAGCAACACGGCGGACGGCATTAAAAACATTCTACGCGATACACCGTGGAGTAAGTCCCACGGTAAAGTGTTGAGCAGAATACCAGGAAGCGCACCCACGCCTCACACCACCTTTGCGAAGGGCCACCGTTCGCGGGGTGTGATAATTAAATGGGACGACGCACTTGGATAGTAATAAAAAAGTACTATATTTGCAGTATAACAAAACAAACCCTTTATGAACAAAGCAATCCAACACGACGAATTTTTACAACTTCAACTAGAAAAGTTTGAAGACGTGACCATCGGCCTTGAAAAAAGGCTGGAAGATTTTACCGATATCACTATTCCTATTTTTGACGACGACGCAATGAAGGCGGCGAAAGCCGACGTGCGCGAGCTACGGAAGTACAAGAAAGCCATCGACGACAAACGGAAGGAGTTGAAAGATCCGTACCTAAATGGTGGGCGAGCAATTGACGCGAAAGCAAAACAGTGGGCGGCACTGATTGAGCCAGTAGAAAAGGCGCGCATTGAAGCTATTGACAAGGTGACGCGTGAAATGGACGCCATCCGCCGCAAGAAGGCGCAAGAACGAACGCGCGAACTGACTGGCGCGGGCTTTGAGTTTAGCGCGGGTGCGTATCGTATAGGCACGAAGGTTGTCCACGGTCAAGCAATTGACGAATCGAGCGACGACGAATGGAAAGCTATCATTGCTGGCGGTAAGGAAGAGAAGGAGCGATTAGCAAAAGAGGCCGAAGCGAAGCGGATTGAAGATGAACGCCTGGCGAAAGAGAACGCAGAGTTGAAAGCGAAGTTGGCAAAGCTGGAAGCGAAAGAAGATCCATTCAAAGAGACAAGCGAGCCAAAAGCAGAAGCCGCGCCGACAAATACTGGCGCACCAACGCGGGTTGACTACATACCCCCGAAAACATCGGACCGCACTGAAATGTTTGGCGACACGCCACTTGAAAAACCAACCCTTTACAAAAACGGCTTCGACGCTGCCCGTACTTTGGCCATCGCCATCGTTCAAAAGACGTCCAGCAAAAAAGAAATTATTAACGCACTAAACGAATTGAAAGCATGAGCAAAGAACTAGCACCAACAGAACAGCAGACAACAGGCGTGGCAACCGCTCAATCGTTTGAACACATGCAACGCGTCGCGAAGATGCTGTCAACGTCAGACATTATACCGGAAAGTTATCGAGGTAAAATAGCCAATTGTATGATCGCTTGCATGACTGCTAACGATATGGGTAAAAGCCCTATTTTCGTAATGAACAACGCGGATATAATTTACAACAAGCTAGCTTGGAAGTCTACGTACATTGCAAGCGCGATAAAAGCCAGTGGCGAATTTTCTGGACTACGTTACAAGTACAACGAGGACAACACCGCTTGCACGGCGTATGCAAAAGACTTGACGACGGGCGAAATTGTGGAAGGCACAACGGTAACAATGGAAATGGCAAAGGCGGAAGGTTGGACCACAAGAAAGGGTAACAAATGGGGCGTAATGTCTCAACAAATGCTGGCGTACCGTGCTGCGACATTCTTCGGCCGTCTTTACACACCGGGGCTGTTGAACGGTATGCAGACCTCGGACGAGGTAGTTGATATTGAAAGCTACAAAAGCGCAAGCGACGAAGTTCAAGAACTAAACGACCAGTTGCAGAACGCAGCGGGCGAAGACGTGCCGCAAGAAACATTGAAACACGAAACCATTGAAGACGCCGAAGTGATTGAAGACGGCGACGACGATTTAATTGATTAAGCCATGAAAAAGAAAGTCTATTTAACAGCTGGCCACAACATCGTGAACGGCAAAGGTACGGGCGTACATCACAAAGGACGCGACGAAGCAAAAGAGGCCGTTGTATTACGCGACATGATCGCGGACAATTTACGCAGCCGCTGCATTGAAGTAGTGACCGACGACAATGCCACTTCGTTTGGTAAGGTAATGACGTGGCTTAAAAACAAACTCACCGCAGCAGACACGGCCATTGAAATACATTTCGACGCGTTCCATTCATCACGCGCCAACGGCTGCACTGCTATCGTGCCGACGAAGCCAACAGAGAACGAGCTAAATTTAGCGCGCAAGATGGCGGCAGCAATTAAAGAGGCGGCGCATATCTCGCCACGTGGCACGGGTGGAGTGAGGGACGAAAGCTACACATACCACAAAAGGCTGCGCCACTTGCATAGTCCAGAGGTTGCAACAAACGTGCTTCTGGAGGTGTGTTTTATCACGTCCGACGACGACTGGAACAAATACCAGGCGAACAAAGACGACGTTGCTTTGCTTCTTGCAAACTCAATTTTTAACTATCTTCACGGCAAATGAAAGATCCGACACAAGTAAATTCAACGCCAGACAAGAAAGGAACCTATACGGTTGTTTTCACTTGGGACAATGGCGATCATAAAACCTTTTACAATATTGGCGTCGCGCTCGTAGATGAATACGAAAAGAACGGCGTCGGAGTGGACGAGTTTTACTACTCGCTCTGCTGATAGTCTTGGTCTAAGCATCCAAGGTAGCATATAGGTATGCTGGTTTAGTATAAGGGTGAAGGCTGGAGGTAACGACTTCCGGCCTTCTTTTTTGCGCCGAAAAAAGGGCGCCAAATAAATGACACCCCTTTGACCCCGTGCAAGCCTTTCGGCCAGCTACTTTATACGCACATTCAGTGCGAAATATGTTTCACCTGGAGCGTTGGCGCTGTTGATACTCACGCTGATCGTCTCGCCCATGTCAACGTCATTGCCGCTAAAGTTCAGCACCAAAGGCGACCCCGCCAGCATTGTTGGCGTCAGCTCGTCAACTTCCGTGTCGTCTACGTACAGCTTCACCGTACTAAGCCCCGCCGCGTTCTCTGTCAATAGTAGGCATTCAACTACCTCGCAGTCGAAAGGAAGCATGTAACGCGTCTCGATTGATAGCGACGTGCTTGACGCGAACCCACCACCCAAAGGCATGTAATACGTTGTGCCTGACGCCACCAAATTAGCCGCCGCCTGACGCGCTGAAAAGAACCCGGAGGGTAGTTCCATCACTTCGTCGGCGGTAAGGCCAGAACGCCCCCGCAAAGTGGTACCATACGTGTCGCCTTCGGTGTTCCTTACCGCGATACCAGCCTCACCAGCTGGACGAACAGCCGCCGCGACTTGTGCCGCGTTGTCTGCTGCACGCTGTGCGCTTTCTGTAGCTAGTGCGTTGCCTAGCGCTACGCCTGTGCTGCCGTCGTCCTCACTTCCGTCAGTGTCGAAGCGGTCGCCTTCTGCAACAGTGATACCAGACACTTCGTTTTTTACGTCGAACGCCTCGATGTCGTACTCACTCAAATTGGCGTTATACTTCATAGAGAATATGCACCACATAGTTGCACCGCTGAAAAAAGCCACTTCCGTCATGTGTATCTCGTCGAAATACAGCGTCCCGCGCATCAAGCGTGTAGGTGTTTTTAGCTGCGCCATGTGCTGACGCGTGAGCGTTTGATTAACGAACAACTCAACAATAATACCAGACGCGTTCCAGCTGTCGTCGGTGTAAGAACCGTCCGCAAGTCGAAGTGATCCACGCGTTGCAGCATTCGAAAGGTTGTCACCTAAGAACGCATCCCCTAAGTCGAACACGTCGCGCGCGTTGTTGTCAGCGCTGGACACGAAGCGTATTGTGTCACCGCTGGAGGTGCTGCCGTCACCTATCCAGACTTTCGCATTGTTAAATGAAATAACAGCGTCGGCAAGTGCTGCGGAAGTGATGCCCGCGCTTGTGTTTCCTTCCGCATCGTAGGCGGCAAGGTCACAAGTCAATTCAATACCGGTGCTGTCCGCTGGTAATCCTGGGGTTGATATGACAAAGTTTTGAATAAGGCTGTCACCATCGACCGCGTTGATCGCTGGCGTGAACCATTCGAGGCGGTTGGTATCTGCCACGGTCCAAGTGTCGTTTGTACTAAGCTGGTGCGCAAATACTGACACTTGCGTTCCGTCGTCCAAGAAGTTGACCGACCCCGCTGATAGTGGTATTGCTATCCTGTTGTAGTAGTAGTCCCCACACTTGACCGTTATTTGTAGTTCGTATTTTAGGAACCTATTTGCACCCGTTCGCGTGCCGTCTGCCGCTTGCTCAATGCTCAACGGAATGATCAACGTCAGCGCTTGACCAGAAGGTACAATATAGTTGTCACTTGTAGCCGTGAGCGTCCCAAAGTCGGCTTCCTCCCAAGTGTCTTGAATGATCGGTATTTGACCTTTGAAATTATAATCAATTGTGACCTTATTGCTAGGGTTCAAAAACGCGTATTGATACCCCGCCAGACGCTTCGCACCAGTGGTGGTGTTGATACTGAAAAAATCCAAGTCGCTGCCGTCTTGAATAAATGTCCCGTCCTTCTTGAACTCCTTCCACACCTTGCCCATTGACGTGTGATTGACTTGGCGGCTATGGAAATACCAGACGCCTTTGTCTTGTATTAACGTTAGCATGAAGGTTTTGCAGATACCTTCAATAATGTCATACGTCGAAGGATATTCAGTGATACCCACATCGTTCGTTTCGTACATTTCATCATGTACGAAACCTATTTCAGTGAAGATGTTTCGAAGCGTTCCGCCTAAAGGTGGCCCGTCCAGGTATTCAAACCATTTAACACCGCGAATATAAGCGTCGTCCGTTGCCCAAAAATGCTGCGTTCGGGTTTTTCCGAGGCAGTTAACCAGGTGTTCAATTATCGTTTGTTGCCCTTCGTAAGCTGTCCCGTCGTCGGCGTACTCAATACCTTTAAGGTTGCCTATGTCGTCACTAGCAACAAGGTCAAAGCTGTACGGTGTGTTGTCTTCAAATTCAGTCAAGTCACTAAGTACCACGCCGCACCAGAACAAATCGTTGTCACCGTCTGGGTCTTTGTATATAGCCACCGTGAATCGTCCTTCGTCTGCCGTTGCTAGGTCGTCAATGAAGCCGCCACATACGGTGTCGGTGTCTTCCGTTACAAGTATCGGGAACGTGCAAGAACTGGCGCACAATGGCACAAACAACTCTTCCGCCTTGCCTTCGTACTCCAAAATGAACCCGTCGGCCTCTGGTATAATTTCAGAAGCGGATCCGGTAAAGTCTTCATCATGTATCGAAACCCGATACACAATTTCTTTGTCGTTCTTGAACTCGTAATACAGTCGCTCCGCCATTATCCACGTTTTCTATTTAAGTCCTTTTCGCCTCGTTTCAATATAAAAGCAAGGTCCGAGCCTTTGACCACTGCGCGAAGCGTTCCGCCTCCGTTACCATTTCCACCACCTTGCGTGTCTGCTATCATTCCTTTGAGCTTGTCAAGCGGTGCAATTACTTCGGGGTTATTTCGTGCGCCTCGGTACTCACCAACAAGCCCCATTGTTGGACCAGATACAATACCTCCGTCCGCAAATGCGATGGCCCCTAAAAGCCCCTCAACAAGTGCAAGCCCTCCACCTATCACGGCTGGCATTGCAAGCCCTCCAGAAGCGGCGTTTATTGGGTTAGCTGGTGACGACATTGCGGCTATCACGTTGGCTTTTGCAATTCCTATAAGTGATTTCAGCATAGACAAACCAGCTTGTTTCATTGCTTCGCCCGCCTCTGCGCTTCCGCTTACTACCGAACCAAGTGCAGCGCCAACGGTACCGCCAAACTCGTCGGCCAGTCCCATTGTTTTTTGCATGCGCTCGTCAATCGTATCGAACGTCTCGTTAACACCTTCGGTGCTATCTTCGGCGCCAATATCAACCATGCCACCTTGCAGCTCTTGCGTTGGTGCGTCTTGGCCTATGCTGTCAATACCTTCCATGTCTGGTCCGCGCTCGATCGCTTCGGCTGCTGACGTGGCGGCTTCGGCCAGTTGCTTGTATTCGTTCTTTGCTGCTGCTGTCTTGGTGGTGAGGTCTTGCGTTCCTGTCTCGGCGCTAGACTGCGAACCTTCCAACTCCGCAAGCGCTTCGGTTAGTTTGTCGATTGTCTTTTGCGTCTCTCCCATCTCACCGCCAAGCCTTTGAATACTTGCCGCATGTGATCCGGCAGCACTTCCGGCGCCAAGTATTTGATCCATCAAGCTCGGACCCTCTGCCAACTCCGCTTTCAGTTCTTCCATTTTCGCAACGTTCTCTTCAAGTTGCTGCTGGAATACTTTTGTCTTTGCGGCCCTTAATAGACTTTCACGGTATTGATCAACGGCAGTTGTAAGCGCGCCCGTCTTGACTGCCTCTAAATCCAAGTTTGAAAAGTAGTCGGGTGCTATGCTGTTGAGCTTTTCAAGTGCTGTCCGTCTTAGGTCTTCAGATCTCGCCTCGTTCTCAACAATACTAGCTAAACGCTCAACGTTCGCCATCTTCTTGGCTGTTATCACGTTCGCGTCTGTCACGGCGCTTTGATAGTTTGCCTCCGCCGCTGTCGCTGCGTCTTGAAAATGTACGTAGTCTTTGAGCGCAAAGCCCAAAGCTACCACGGCAACCGTCACGGCTGCAATTGGATTTGCTAACATTACTGCTGTCATTTTTGTCAACGCTGGTATCACACCTTTTACTACTGCGACTTTCATCATTCCGAACCCTTGCACCAGCTTCGGTATTGCAATAAGCATTGGACCCGTCGCCGCAAGAATACCGCCGAACGCCATGACAAGAGACTGACTGTCGCTGTCTAGTGTTGTGAACCATCCGGCAAGGTCGGCCACATTGCCCGCCAACGACGTCACCGCTGGCGCCAGTGCCTCACCTATCACAAGCTGCGCGCCTTCAATGGCGCTTTGCATTTTCTTTATACCTCCTTCGGCGGTGTTGTCCATGATGTCGGCCATAGTTTTGGCCGCGCCTCCGCTGTCTTCGAGTTCCTTTGTAAGCCTGTCAAAGTCGCCACTACCTTCCGCAAGCACGAGCAAGGCGCTTTGAGCGTTACGGCCAACCTCGTCCATTGCGCTAGACATCGTAATGCCCTCACCCGCTAGTTTCTGAATTGCTCCAGCGGTGTCGCCCCCCGTGTCGCCAAGGTCCGAAATAATACGACGTAATGCTGTACCCGCTTGGCTACCTTTGATACCAGCGTTCGAAAGCACTTCAAGCATTGCGGTCGTTTCTTCAATCGACATGCCAGCGCTTTTCGCTACTGGAGCGACGAACTTCATGGATTCTTGAAAGCGGTCCATGTCAAGCGCACTGTTACTGAAACTGAACGCCATAACGTCCGCGACGCGTGCCGTCTCGCTTGCGTCAAGCCCAAACGCACGAAGCGTGGACCCAGCTACCTCCGCCGCTTGTGAAAGATCACTGTCAGTTGCTTGTGCTAGGTTTAGCGTCGCTTCTGTAACGTTGTTTATTTCTTCCGTAGTGAAACCGAGCTTTGCATATTCGAGTTGCAAGCCAGCCACCTCCGTCGCCGTGAAGCGGGTTGTGCTTCCGAGGTCTTTGGCTGTCTTGGTAAGACTTGCAAATTCCGAATCGACCGCACCGGAAACGGCTTTTACCTTTGCCATCTGCTGTTCAAAGTTTCGGAATGTTTGAAACCCTGTGCCAGCTAAGTAGCCTATTGGCGCCGTGAACGCTGCCGTCATTGTTCGGCCAGCCGCTTGAAAGTTGGAGGTCATGCGGTTAACGTCACGCTTGACGGTTCCCATTGCTTGGTTCCAATTTCTTAGATCCGCGCCAACTGTTGCAACTAAATTTCCTAAACCAGCCATTTACTTAACCTTTGAACGGCGCCGACCTCAACGCCTTTTTTTTGTCTCTTCGTCTTATTCGCTCCCGTGACTTTTCAATGTCTTCCTTTGTCACCGCTTCGCTGTCTGTTGCTGGGTCAAAGTCCCACGGAAACGGGAATATCGACCGCGCACTTTTGCCCTGTTGACTTTTCTTCAAGTTGGGTGAAATTAAAGCGCGGGCCGTGAACCTTGCGCCTTCCATTATTGCTTGAAATTCAGCGTCACGCCTTTCGCGTTCACCGTTCGACATCAATAGTATTTCTTCAACCGTGCAAGAAAAGAAAACGGTCGGGCTCAATTTTAGTAAACCAAACCCGACCGCCTCCAATTTTTCAAAAGTCAATTTTTCTACTTCGCTTTTTTTTTGTCCGTCTCGGCCTCTTCTTTTGTTGCTTCGGCAAACTGTGCAATGTCCTGGTCGGTCATTAAGTCGCCAAGCCTTTCAATATCAAAGGGTACAGACTTGTCTTCCATTTTGTAACCAGCCTCAATGCAAAGAAATACAAATTGCACAATGTGTTCTGGTGTCCAAAGCTCTGGAGTAAACGAAGTAACGCCGTCTTTTTTGTAGTGTGCATCGAATTTTTTCAATGCGTTCATACTACGTCGAAACGGGTGTGTTTTTCCGTCAATTAAAATGCTATTCATGGGGTCTATGTTTTACATTTTTATGTGATCACTTCACGCGTTACCGTGCCGCTTGAATCGAACGAAGCCGAATAGGTCACGTTGTCCTCAACACCACCGGAAATTGAAATACTTGCCAAACGTGCTTCGAATCGAATACGCGTGTCGCCGACGTTTTCCTTTGGTGTGAATACTACATAGCACTTGTCGCGGCTCGTAGCGAATAGCTCGTCAAGTCCAACGGTCGCGTCCTCTGCGTAGAGGTGTTCTGTTGATAGCGAAGCCGAACGCAGTCCCTCTGCCAGCTCACGCCATGCGCCGCTGTCTTTGGTTGTGATGTCGCGCGAATCGTGCGTAAAGTCGAATGAACAAGAAGTTGCGTGTGCTACTAACACTTCGCTGCCTTCTGTGTCCGAAAAATAAACGGCCATATCTGTGCCGTTCATTGGTCCAGTTGTCTGTGCCATTGTTTACCTTTTTTGTGCCGTTTTCTTTGCGGCTGGTTGTTTTTTCCCTCTTACTGGCTTCGGGTCTTTCGGGTCCTGTGGACCATCCGGCTCCGTCTCGCCAAATTGTGCCTCCAAATTTTCATGCGCCCACGGGCCGAAACCTCCTTTGGGTCTAGGTCTTACCTTGTACCATTTCTGGCGCAGCTTGTTCACTTCGTCTTCCGGCCAGCACTTGCCCTCTGCAAATAGCTTTTCGTAAAAACCACGGCGGCTGCTGATCATTTGCCCGGCTTTCCATCTTCCGTAAGGCACTTTTAATACAATAATCATTTTTCCTTTTTTTATGGTGTCCTTTTTACTCTAAACTTGAAACGAAGTTCAACATCAAAACGCCTTGTTTTGTCGTCGAAGTCCACGTTACTCATGTCCAAAAATTGCACGCCGTCAATGTTAATAGTGCCAACCACTCCGGGCGGGTATCTATCTAAGTCCGAGCGCAACGCTTCCGTCAAAGATAGTAAAACGTCAGCGTCTTTCGAAAAGCACACGATATTATATGTCTCTTCGTCCAAAGTGCTGGCGCCACTCTTGGTGTCGTGCGGTTCAATGCTTTCAATCACATACTTTATATACTCCGTTGTGCTGTCGTTAAATTGATCAACGTGCAAAGGTGCTACCTCCGTTGTAATGGCGGCAGTCGCTCCGTTTGTGAGTATTGTGTAAATTGCTTTTCCAGCTTGCATCTATTTCAAGTATTTGTGAAGGCGTACTTTGTACAATTTTCGTTGTTCGCTTTTCATGCGTCCGGTCGTCTCGCGTAAAGTCTGCTTAAAAACACCCGTTTTTTGGTTAGTTCTATGGCCTCCGAACTCGTCCGGCAAAGCCCCTTGCTCAACAAAGTGGGCGAACCAACCGTCGTTTCTAGCTGACACACGACGCCCCAAAAACCTTGCCCGTGGTCCCGCCATCACTCTGTTGTCCACCATGTCAACCGTCCAACTTCCAATACTGCGGCGAAGCGTGCCAGGTGTAACTGGCGCACGTCCTTTGACCCTGATTGTTGTCTTTGCTGGGGTCTGTAGTTTAGTTCTCAACGCGTTAACGTACACCTTCGAGACTTTCGTATTGATCTTTCGCAGCTCCTTCATGTCTTTCATACCCCAGATAGAAGCCTTACGAACTGCCTTCTCAATATCGCGTGTATCTAGTTCGACTTTTATCATTAGTAGTGCTTACGTTTCATAAAGCAGTTAGTTAACCTACTTTGAAAGCCATTGTCTTTGGCTTTGGTTAGGTCTAGCACCATGTCGGGGTTACCACTATCATACAAGTGATAGAAAATAGTAGACGCGTAACTTTCGCCTGTTATAAATCCACCACGAGCAGAACCAGACACTGAAGAATCAAACTCAAAAAATTCATCGGCCCACACCATGTTAGGTTGCACCCTTGCCCCGTGAGCGTTGTTAACATCTCCCAAGTCCAAAGGCATCCATCCTGTCATTGAGTAGTGAGTTCCGTTAATATAAGCCATCCATCCTGCCCAATTATTGCCCGTTGTGCTTAGATTGACTTTGCCCGAATCATCTTCGTACTTAACCGTGAACCCCCATCCTGTTAGGTGGTCAATTACATAGTAAGAGGTTGCCCCTGTCCAGCTATGGTTATTCCAGTCTACGTGCGCCCATAAGTTAGAACCTACTGTAGCATCACTTTCGTTTCCTGCATCGTCGGTGTATCTGAATTTATTCCCAAAAGCGTTATTCTCTTCTAAAATCGTTGGCGCCACCGCGTCGGTTAAGCTCGTCCCGGTTGCCGCTACACCTCGCACGTCTGCTTGTGTAGCATTGTATTTGAGCATAGCGAAAGCCTCTGGGTAGGTAGGGGGCGTTCTGTTGTAGTTTCCAGAAGTAAAGTTGTCCCAACTATCCCCCGTCACAAAACTTTCATTAAATGCAGGGAAGGTGTCGCGGTAACAAATGCCGCTTGGCGTGGCCGCCGTTGGTGTCTCAATAGTAAGAACGCCCCCAGTAACACTAGCCGCATCAATAGTGGTGTCCGGCAGAATTATAGACATAGCAACAGGCACGTCAAAAGTTGCGCCTCCGCTGTCTTCAATTTCAATGTCGTCTAGCTCAATTATATTGTCGTAGCCGTAGTCTACATTCGTCTCAATAGCGTCGCCGTCCGAATTGTTGACCGTCACAAGCGCGTCGGGTAAAGTAGCCACACCCCCAACCGGATAGGCCGCTATACTAAGCAGCGAAGTGCCAACCGTGTTATCCACACGAATAGTGGCCCATGCGCAAACGAGGTCTTTCAATGATGGCGCTGTAGTGCTTGAACCATTAACCTCTGTCATTGTAATATCTGGCGCGGTGTACGTCTCACCAGAAGGAGCGTTGATAGCTCGCGAGCCGTCCGTGTTTGTTATTGGGGTGTCTGGCACGTCTACCTCGCCCCCTGTTGGGTACGCGCTGACGCTTCCAATATTCGTGTCGTTACTATTTACCAAGTCAAGCGAAGGGAACGCACAAGCGACATCCGTGTTCGCGGGTACGGCTCGCGTTGTGGTGTCGGCGTCCGTCACCGTAATGTCTGGACCCGTTCCGGTTGCGTTGCTGGCTATTTCTTGCGTATAGCTACCGTCCGAATTTTGGTATGTAGCTGGCTCGCAAGCGGCGGGCGTACTACTTCCGGCGCCGCTGTTCACTATCTCGCAATTCAGCATGATCCACTGGCGATGTACTGCCTCCTGGACGCTGATAATGTTGTAAATGCGCCCACCTTCAACGGCGCGCATCTTTGGTGTGATTGCTTTCGAGCTGTTCGAATAGCGTAGCTTCCACATTACATTGTGTATAGGCGTAAGCTGCTCGCTGTGCGTCTTCTCTGACGCGCCCGATTTGCCTCCTTCTGACTTTTCAGCCCACACCGTCGAATATGTCGCCCAGCTTTTTTGCTTGGCGCCAGTGCTTGAAGTGCTTGTTGTAGCGCTTTGAATTGTCAATCGTATGTCAAGACGCCCGCCCCTCATAGTATTCGATATTCAGAAATTAAATTCATTATGCCGTTTGGCACGGTGCGCACTATCACGCCCGCCAATTCGTCGCCTCTGAACTCGTACAAGTCTTTAGCAAGCAAACGAACGGCAGCAATGAGCGCTTCCGGTGTATTGCCAGCGCTGGCGTCGTACCCTACCTCGGCTGTAATTTTAATTTTGTTCGACGTGTCGCTGAACACCGTCGGAATGTTTTTGAAATGAATTTTAGGTTTTGCCCTGTAGAGGTCAACCCAATAATTCGAAGTGCCTAACGTTGCGTAATCTGATACGGTTGTTTTGTACTGAATGTTCGTGATGCTCACAACAGGCGACCACGGCAAGCAAATTTCGTGAAATGATTCTGCGTAAAACTCAACCGTCACGCGGTCCAACATGCGCCCCGTCAGCCCTTGTATTTTCTCAATGGCGGCGGCTCTATAACTAGCAAGGATTGTGTCCTCGTCGTCATAGTCAATACGGCAATGCTCCTTTAACCTAGCCAAAGGCAAGATGTCTTCTGCCGTTACCGTTGTCGTAAAGTTGGACGTTATTACGTTCATTTCGTTCAATTAAAAAAGCACCCGCCCGACGTAAGCCTTGCGGGTGCTTTAAGTTAGGTTTTTACTCGTTTATGAGTTGGCAATGTGTTCGTCGAACGCGAACCCTTCCGGGTTTTGCACTAGCATATCCAACCAGCGGTTCAAGTGGATTACAATCTGCGCCGTTCCAGCTGACGTGTACGGGTCAATAATGAAGTCAAGCGCTCCATAATTACCGAACAAGATGTTGTCAAAGTTTCCGGCTACTGCTCGTCCTACGAGGTTTTCAGTTGCGTCGGCCACGTATGGCGTTGCCATGAACTCCATGCCTTTGATACGTCCGTCGCGCACAAGTGCGTCAACTCCTGTAACGTTGGCAGCAGATCCAGCCAGCTCGTCAGCAGTTGGCGAAAGCACCGCTTTTGCCGTGGCTACGTCGCCATGATTTGCAAGAATTGATTTTCTCAATCCCGCAAAAATTGCTTCGTAGTCTGTTGAGTTTGCCGTGTTCGGCTCCAAAATACCGGTGTAATTGAAAAGCCCGGTAATTGAAGAACCACCAGAAGCACCCGTGAACATGTCCGTGTTCAACTTTCGGTTCATACCTCTACGCAAAGCCTCCGCAATGATCGTTTCAGCGGCCAAAGGTGATTGAAGTAACAATTGCTTGCTGTACTTCGTCTTTGAGCTGTAGCGCTTCGGTGACATTTGCCACTGGTCAAGCTCTAGTCCAGAATCCGCATTTGCATCAACTTCGCCTTCCGCTGTGGCACTTGCCGCAACAGATTCACGTGGAAATTGAATTGTGCCAACGAGGCCGTTCAATGTTGTAACGCCTAATTCCTCCATCACTGTTGGCGCCATAAGCGCTTGAATGAATCCAGGCACTTCCGTTGGAACGAACCCAGAACCATCACCAGAACCAGCCTGAAAGTCGTCAGCAGATCCCGCACGTCCTAGCCATGCAGTTGGATAGCTGAAAGAGTTTGTGCCGCCACCTTCTGTAGAAACACGCTTTCCTTCTTGGTCAATTTCCGCCATTGCTCCTGTCAACGCTTTACCGTCGTGGATAGTGGCAAACGCTCGCCCAAAGTCAGCAGCGCGAACCGCTTGGTTGATTTCTTTCGTCTCGCCGTTGGCGCTTGGCGCTGGTGCTGCCGCAGCTGCTAAAACAGCCTCGCGTTGCTCACGCTTTTCAATCTGCGTTCCGAGGTCTGCAATTTCTTGCGCCAGCTCGTCCATACGCGTTTCATCCGCTTCGCTGCGCGTTTCTTGCTCATTCAGCGAAGTCAAAAGGCGGGTTTTGTCATCCCGCAACTTTTTCAATTCTGTCGAATTTTTCATTGTGTGTTTATTTGTCGCAACTTTCCTTTGTTGCGGGGTTTCCTTTTTCTTCTTTGGGGTCGGTGGTGGCGCTGGCGCCGGTGTTTCTTCGCTTCGCTGTAGCAATACTACTGGCGTTTTCGCGTCTTCTTCGCTTCTGCTTGTGCTTCGTGGGTCCGCCGGTACTGGTGCAACACTTAGTTCAAGCGGTTCCCATCTTACTGCCTTGTAGTTAGGTAGTCCATTTGAACCCGTTTCGCCCGTATCTTCGTACTCGTGTACTCTGTACCCAATAGAAAAACCGTTCAAAATTCCATCTTCAACGTCGTCTGCAATTGCTTGGCTTTCTTCACGCTTACCAAAGCGCACCGTCGTCATAAGTTTACCGTCTTCGATGCTGTAAGCATCAATCACGCCGCGCACTCCTTTTGTCCCAGCCCAGCGGTCATGGTTGTCAAGCAGCGTTACAACTTTTTGATCAAGTCGCTCCGTCATTAAATGACCTTCATCGAATCCAAGAACCTCGTTAAACTCAACAAAATCGCGTTTCTTCTGATCCCACATGAAACGTACAACAGGGTAGTCAGTGGCTGCCACAACCTCAACGGTGCGAGCTTCTTTGTTGTACGTAGATGCAACCGTTTGCACCTTACGCACTGCGCTTGTGATCTTCGCGTTTTTTCTTACAAGTTTTTCCATCCTATCCGTTATTACCAGCGTCGCCAGACGCCGCCATTTTCTTGCTGTACTGCTTCATTTCGTTTATGTCAATCTGGTTGACTTGTGCCAAATGAATATCGCCACCTTCAATTGTATTAAGCAAGTCCGTTGCTCGCACCTCGTTAATATTTCGCGTCCCGTTCTTCAATTGAATGTCTTGCACTTCGGCGCGTGTCTTCATGTCACCGCGCACAAGCTCGTCCATGTTGTGACGAAAGTACAAATTTTGTTGTTCACCTTCAAAAAGCATTTTGAAATTCAATTCACTTTCAAGCCTGTTAACCAACGGCGTGATCGTGTGAACTGCAAAATGGTTCGATGCCTCTTCCGTTGATTTGTAGGCGCTTCCTTCAATTATACCTATCATTCTTGGGTCAATACCGTACAATTGGCACACCTCGCGGCTCTGATATTGTCTCGAAGTGGTGTTTTGTGCCTTGTCTGGCTCAACACCGAGGCGCTGATACTTCAACCCAAGTGGCAACATTCGCGTCTGTTTGCCGCGTTGCGCCTCCCATGATTCCACAAATTCGTTGATTTGCGTCGCTTTTAGGTTTTGTTCTGAACTCAAAAGCCCATCCATCACACCACCACCAGCAAAGAACTTCACCGCGTAGTCTTGCGCGGCCTTCAATATGCCTATCGTTTCCTTTGACACCTCACCTGGTCCACGCCCTAAAAGATATTCGAACACAACCATGTCAGAAGCCCACACGTTGCGGCGTCCGTCCGACGTTTTCAAGCTGTACAAGTGGCGACCATCTGCCGCAATCATTTTTTCGGGTTGCTCCGTAGACCTATCGACACGGCGTAAGCTCGTCACCTCGCCAGTGCGTTGGTTTCGGATCTGCTCGTACATAGCACCACCAAAAAGAAGCATCATTGCATATTGCGTCTCGCGACTGCAAAAAGCATTTGTGTTGCCGTCTGGTGAAATGTTCCACAAGCGCGTTCGGCTATCTTTAATTTTCGTGAATTGCCCGCCTCTGGTGTCAATCAACTCTATTGGAAGTTGTGCGAGGGTCGAGCTTATTTTAGCGATACAAGCGTAAACAGTCGAAACGCCTATTGCTATCTGTGGCGTAACATAGACGCCCGACGCGGTTGGTTGTGGAAGTAGGCGTTGCGCCCAATCGCCGGAAGCATATCCAATATAAGTTTCACGCTCCTGGTCTTGGACCGTGGCGCCACCCGTTATTGCTTGATACATGCGTTGCAAAACTCCCATCCGTGCAAATATATAAAAAAACCCGTTGCATTTCTACAACGGGCTTTCCCTTAAACAAAACAAAACGTGTAACCAAACTACTTAAAGCCTAATTGGAACCCGCAATATAGTAATTTTTTCAACTTAAACCAATAACCGTCAAACTTGGTGGACCGTCGTCTTGGCCGTGTTCGTCCATAAATTGCCCGAACGCCATAACAGCAGCAACAGGACCGTCAACCTTTTTTGCTTCGTTGCCCATGTTTTTGGTGATCTTCACGTTGTCGTTCTCGTCGCGCTTGATCACCACGCACCCCATTTGCCAACGCATGCACGCGCTGCCATCATGGTGTAGCTCGCCGTTTTCAACTGCTATTTCAAATTGTTTTGTCGGGTAACTCATGGACATGATGCCTTGACCGAATGGCTCGCAATTTATATTCCCGTCAATAAGCTCCGCAATTATGTACGCGCTCATGGCTTTGTCATAGGCCACCGTCTTAACATCGAACTCCGTGGCGAAATTCAACACCCAATCAATAATGCGTTTGTGGTCGGTAGCGTTGCCGTCTGTAATTGTCACGCTGCCTTCTTCTTGAAACCGCAAATAGTCAACACCCTTTGCCAGCTTGCGTTGCAACGCCTTTTCTTCATTTACCCAATGATGAACGCGCAAATAAAATTTCCATTCAAGCACATCGACCCACAAAGCAGCTACAGCGTTCAAGTCTCGCGTGCTTGCAAGGTCCATCCCTAAATAACACGGCAAATGGCGCACGTCCTCGTCCTCAAAGTCTAATTTACACCCCATCCACGTGCTATCCTGCAACCAGCTTTCCATCTGGCTCGCCCACATGTTCAAATGAAGACGCTTGAAACTGTTGACCTTATGCGGCCTTTTCAACGCCTTCTGAAATTCACCTTCAAAATTGTCATAGGGAATAATGTTTCCCAGTCCCGGATTTGCTTTTTCCCAGTTTTTTGGATCCGTCCAGTCTGCATCCGGTCCCGCTTCGAACACTAAAGGCAAAAAAGTGTCGTCAATAATTTTGCCGCTGGCTACATCCTTCGCGTAAAGATAATCGTCGTAGCATCTGGAGTTGGTGTCATGGCCCGCCGTAGTCATTACGAACGTAATAGGCTGGCTCCTACTGATCATTGAAGTCTCAATTGCTTCAAGCGCTTCCAAATGCTTTGGTAAAAGGAACTCATGCAGTTCATCAACAAACAAAGCGTGAGCGTTTAACCCGTGCTTACCTGGTGAGTTAGCCAACACCTTCACAAAGCTATCACTGCCGTTGTAGTCGAATTGATCCGCCCTTAATTTCATTCGGCTAGACAAAGCCGGCTCGTTTTTGATCATTGACTTCATTATTCGGTAAATGATAGCCGATTGATCCTTAACACTTCCAAGGCAATACATTTGCGCGCCATGCTCCTTGTCTTGAAACAAAATAGACAGCCCAACGCACGCGATTAGAGTTGTTTTGGCATTTTTACGCGGTATAAACGTGAAAACAGTCCTATACCTACGCAGTCCAGAACCTTTTTTCTTCCATCCAAAAGCCGGATATATGATTTGCTCCTTCTGCCATTGCTCCAGCTCAATCCTTTCGCCCGCTTTTTTACCCTCTGGATAGCGACAAACACCCTCAATAAACCGCACACGGCGCTCCGCTTCCTCCCAATCGAAGTAGTATTTGCCCTTTTCATGGGGTTGCGTAGCCTTTACAACACGTTTAACCCAGCTCGGCTGCTTCTCTTTCATCCCTTCCCTCCTATCAATTTATCAAATGCGTCGCCTTCGGCCTTGTTGTGCTTGTACTTAAAAACATCCTTGCTGTACTGTAGTTTCATGCGGCGCGTGCGCTCCAATTGCTGGACCTCTGGACGGCTAACAAGCGCACCACTCGACGGGTTTTCATAGCTCGTGCCTTCCTCTTCAACGAATTTTTGAAGTTCCTCTTCTTGCACGCATATCTTAGCGTAAGTGTGCATTAACCCCTTGAAAACTACATTGTTTACGACCTCCGGGTTTAAGTGTTGCTTTAACTCCTTGATCTTGGCGTTGTATAGTTTCGTTCGCGTTGCTTTGTTCATTCCGTTTCGAATTTCATTTCAATAATTCTAAAAAGTTCATACTTGCTTGGTACAAACATCCATCCAGCACAATAGTCTTCGCGGCTGTACTCCCGCCACCATTCGTGAACATACTCCAGTGTCACGTCATAACCTTTTTCAAAAAATGCTTCTTGTATCTCGCGACATTCGTCCGGGTGATCAATGTCCGCGCTTCGTTTTGTTGGTGCTTTCATATTGTTTCGTTTGTTTTCGTTTCGTCAAAGATATGGTAAAATATTAGTATGTCCAAATTTTACCACTTTTTTCCAAAACTTAACAGATCGGAAGATCACACGTCTGAACTACAGTCACACAGTGATCTCGTATGCCGTCTT